CACAACTGGAGATGCTTGGTACAAAAATGATACTGGTGAATTTTACATATATGATGGAACTTATTGGGTAGAAGTAAATGGTGTAGTTGAGGGTGAAACATTAACTCAAGAAGAAATTCAAGACTATGTTGCTCCACTATTTACACATGCAAATCATGTAAATATTACCGCATCATACAATGATGAAAACAATGAAATAGTTTTAACTGGAAGCTCTCCAGGGTCAGATTCTTTTAAAACAATATCCGTATCTGGGCAATCTGATGTTGTAGCAGACTCATCTACAGATACTTTAAGTCTTATAGCAGGTACAAACGTATCTATTACAACTGATGCCACCGCAGACTCTATTACAATTAATTCCACAGGAAATTTTACATCAGTTGATTCTATTAAATATCCAGATTATATTACATTTGATACCACCCCAGAAACAGAACCAACTGAAGCAGGAAGCCTTTGGTGGAACCCAGATTTTCAAACATTAAATGTACAACTTGATAGTGATGTAACTTTGCAAGTTGGTCAAGAGCATGTTGTTAGAGTTAAAAATGATTCAGGATCAGTTGCTATTCCAGAAATGAGAGTGGTAATGTTTGCTGGGGCAACTGGAGACACGGTTGAAGTAACCCCAGCATTATCCACAGCATCCTATGAGCCAGAGCTATTGCTTGGTGTAACAACAGAACAAATACCTGCAGATGGTTTTGGATTTGTAACACAGTTTGGATTTATAAATAAAATAGATACTTCAACTCCTGGATGGTCTTTAGGAGATCTATTGTATGTTGATCCAGCAAATGCTGGATTATTAACAAACGTAAAGCCATCTGCACCAAACTGGACTTTTCCAGTAGCAGCAGTAACTAGAGTACACGCATCAACTGGTAGAATTTTAGTTCGTGCAATTCCTGGAAAACACCTACATGACTTAGTTGATGTTGCAATAGATAGCCCAGCAGACAATGAAGTCCTAGCATATAATTCAGGTAACGGAACTTGGATTAATCAAACTGCAGCAGAAGCAGGGCTTTCTGCATCTGATCATAACCACACAGTTGACAGTCTTTCAAATGTTGTTATTACTGGAACACCTTCAGATGGACAAGCCCTTGTTTGGGATACCACTACCTCAAAGTGGGTAAATGAAACAGTAACTCAAGACTTATCTACCTATGCTTTACTAATAAGCCCATCATTTACAACACCATCTCTTGGAGTAGCAACAGCAACATCTATTAACGGAACAACAATTCCATCTTCTAAGACTTTAGTTGTAACAACCGACATTGGTTCAACTGTTCAAGCATACAATTCAACACTTGCTGCAGTCGCAGATGGAACATATTCTGGAGATGACAGCATTTCAACTGTTGGAACTATTTCTTCTGGAACTTGGAATGGTACAGAAATTGCAATATCAAAAGGTGGAACTGGAAAAACAAGTTCTAATGCTGCTTTTACTAATCTAAAACAATATGAAACAAGCTCAATTGGAAAAACTTTAACAGCTTCTAGTGCTTATCAACAAGAATTTAATCTTGGTAGCAACGGAACATTAGTTTTGCCAAATACATCTACTTTAGAAATTGGTTGGGCTTTTAAAGTTACCACTGGAGGCAAAGTATTAACTGTTAATACAAGCACTGGAACCCTACTAGCTTCAATGACTGATGACACTCTCATATTTACATGTGAAAGTAAAACTGTAAATACTGCATCTGCATGGAAAATAAGTAGAGAACCTGATACCTTTACTGGAACTGGAAATGTTTTTGTTATGTCAGATTCCCCAACCTTTGAAGGTTCAATCAGTGGTGGATCAATTTTTACCATTTCAGCAGGATCAACAAGTTTAACAATTGGAAATACATCAACGGTAACTAAGACATTAACCTTATTCCCTGGTGCTACAGCTTCTGGTGCTACAAAAACTTTAAATATTGGAACTGGTGGTGCTTCTGGATCAACTACAGCAGTAAATATTGGATCATCTACCTCAGGTGCAACAAATAATATTACATTAAATGGAACCACAGCAGTTCCAAGAATTAATCTTAATGGAATGGCACTTATAGAAGCTTCAAGTGGAACATCTTCTGCAACTTCATCATTTAATACAACGGAATATTCTTCTGCAGAGTATATTATATATGCATCAACTGCTTCTGGAAACTATGTTTCTAAGGTATTAATGTTGGCAAGAGGAACAGCAGAGCCAGTAATTACTGAATATGCTATTCTAACACAAGGCACTGCCCCAACAGTTACAATAACACCATCTTATTCTGCCCCAAATGCAGTTTTGACGGTAGCAGTAACATCAGGAACAAATATTGAAATTATAGCAACAGAAATATCAATATAATTATGATACAATGGTAAGTACATTAGAGGAGAGTGAATTTAATGGCAGATAAAGACTTTAAGGTCAAAAATGGTATTGACGTTGCTGGCAACGCTAATATTGATGGCAATTTAAATGCTGCAAAATATCAAGATTCTGCCCCATCCTCTCCAGTAAATGGTCAGCTCTGGGTAGATAGCGATGCTGTTGCTGGTGTGCTTAATCAGAATGATTATCTACTTAAATCAGACTTTGAAGTTATTGGTACACCTATTGGTGGCATAACTCAATATGCTGGATCCACAAGTCCTAGTGCTAACTGGTCTATCTGTGATGGTACTGCCGTAAGTCGTTCAGTTTACGCAACTTTGTTTGCTCGCATTGGAACTACTTATGGCGTTGGAGATAACTCCACTACATTTAATTTACCTAACCTAAAGGGTAGAGTTCCTGTTGGTTTAGATTCTACTCAAACAGAGTTTGATGCTCTTGGTGAAACTGGTGGAGCAAATACAGTAACTCTAACTTCTGCTCAGTCTGGTGTTCCTGCTCATAGTCATGCCAATACTCTGACTGACCCTACCCATTCTCATATTGCACAATCTTTCTTGAATGACACTGGCAGTGGTGCTAATGCGCTACAGCGGGCGGCTGTTGCAAGTGGTGACGTATCGTTTAACAGTGCTGGAGCAACCAATTCCGTATCAACTGGTGTTACCATCACGAACGTAAATAATACTGCTGCAAATGCTGCGTCAGCACACAATAATCTTCAGCCATACATTGTAATGAACTACTTGATTAGGATTGCATGATGACAACTAGACCAGGATATGTATGGGATGCCACGGCATCAGAATGGGTTGAAATTGGACAGGCTGCTGTCTTAGCACCAGTCAAGTACCAAGCAACCGCTCCAAGTTCTCCTGCTACAGGTGACATTTGGATTGAGTCTGACATAGACGTACCAAGCATTGACTCTGCACAGTTCTTGCGTTGGCGTAAGACAATGACAGGTGGACAGACTTCACTGTCAGGTACAGATGATTTATCCCTACCGCTTCAGTACACTCCAGGATACGAACAGTTGTACATCAACGGTGTGCTAATGGTTCGTGGTCAGGACTACACTGCAACCACTGGAACTACAGTTACTGGATTGACTGCGCTAACAGTTAACGATGTTGTTGAGGTCTTTTCTGTTCTTGCTCGCACTGTTGCCGATGTTTACACACAGACTCAAAGTGACACCAAATATGGAACTATTGGTACATCTGCACCATTTAGAATGGCTGCTGGAATTGGAACAACTGATGGCTCAGGGTTATTGAGTGTTACTTTCCCTGCATCAAGATTTACTGCTGCTCCAGTATTAACTGCAACAGTAGCCTCATTGTCTGGTTCAATTCCTGCCACAACTTTAGCGCATGCAAGCGTTACAGCTTCAGGTGCCACAATATTTAGTTCTAACTCTACAAGTGGTGCAACTAGAGCCTCGGTACCAGTTAACTGGATTGCAATTCAAATGACTTCAGGAAGCGGTATAGGATAATGAGTAAAGCAAGAGACATAGCAGCAGTGCAAACACAATTAGATTCTAGACCAGTTCCAGGTTCTACTGGTATTCCCTTTAGAATGGCTGCTGGAAATTCTTCATTTTCTGGATCCAATGGTCCTATTGGGTCATGGTATTTTTCTAATGCTATAACAGTAACCCTACCAGTTGGAAGATTTTCAGTTAGCCCACCAATTATCACACTAACTGCAGCAGGAAGTGGTACAATTTCTTCCGCCAATGTTAGCGATCAAACAAACACAGCTTTTACATTCTATGTTTCAAGACTTAATGCCATACCAAGTGGAACATTAAATTGGACAGCAGTACAAATGACTTCAGGAGCAGCAGGTGGATAATTTTATAATTCCAGAAATGGCAGAGTTTGATGTAACCTGTCACACTACAGAATGCGAGAATGCAGAAATAACTATTCGTGTAAATGCCGTAGCAGATGCACCATTTGTTCAATGCGGTCCTTGCGGTCTTCAGATTGAGGATGTGATTCCAGTTGGCTAAAAAAGCATTTGTCTATGATGGCACTCAATGGGTTGACATAGCGCAGTCCACAGCTGATCTGTCTAACTACGCCAACATGACCACCACTCCTATTAGTGGTTTTCGTAACGCCATTATTAATGGTGACTTTCGTATTAACCAACGTGCATTTCTTAGCGTTACAACCAGCAACACTTATGGGTTTGATAGGTGGAAAATCTTTAATGCTGGCGGAACTGTAACTTATACACCTCAAGCGTTTACGTTAGGTTCTCCAGCTCAAGCAGGTTATGAATCAAATAACTTTGCTCGCTTGGTTTCCTCTGGTCAGTCTGCTTCTTCGGATTATGCTGTACTACAACAACCTATTGAAGGTGTTAGAACGTTTGCAAATTCCACAGTTACTGTTTCTTTCTGGGCTAAGGCAAACTCTGGTGCACCTAAAGTTGCTGTAGAACTAGCGCAAATTTTTGGAGCAGGTGCTTCAGCCGATGTAAATGTTTTAGGCGGTCAAGTTACCCTATCTACATCATGGGATAGATATAGTGTGCAAGTTACGCTTCCATCTATATCTGGAAAAACAGTAACTACAAACAATGCTTTGAATGTTAACCTTTGGACTTCTGGCGGAACTAACTATAACAGTAGGCTCAATTCCCTTGGTATACAAAATAACACCTTTGATTTCTGGGGAGTCCAAGTTGAACGTGGTACAGTTGCCACTCCATTTGAACAACGCCCTATTGGTTTAGAACTAACACTATGCCAAAGATACTTTTACCGATTAACTCCTGGAACCGCATACGGAATGTTAACTATGTTTGGAAACGCAGTAAGTGGTTCTGCCGCATATCCAATGGTTCAACTTCCAACAACCATGAGAATCCCGCCAACAGCGGTTGGTGGTTCTGCTCTTCATCTAACTGATTTAACAAATAATTACACTATTTTTGTATTAAGTATTTACGCTCCAGGAACATCAACGGACGTAGTACAACTTGAAGCAACTACTTCAGGTCTAACCCAATACAGGGCTTATGCTGTTAGAAATGCTAATAACACAGCAGGGTACATCGATTTTTTTGCGGAGTTATAATGTATAAAAAACATGTAAGTGAAATAGATAGTTCTGAAACTTTCTTTAATGTTGACGGATACTTTTGGTTTGCTGAAGGCAATCCTGAGTATG